GACAAAAGGTATCTATTGCCTAATTATATTAAGGGGGTTTAATAGCCCCCTTTTTACATGAAGTTTTTTATAGTATTGGTTATTTTATTGGCGGGAGAGGATAATCCAAGAGTAATGCAATACAAATATAGTGATTTTTTAGAAATAGAAACTTGTGATTTATATATTAAAAATGAATCTAATTATTTAAAAGCCACTATTGAAGCACAATTCCCTGTAGAAACAATTCAAGAAAGTGTTGTAATGTGCATGACACAAAATGAAATAAATAGAGTTACAAATTATTTAGAGGAAAAACAATGGCAGGAACCAAAACATATTTAACATTAACAAATTTAGCACTCAATGAATTGAATGAAGTAGAACTGACAAGTTCTAACTTTACTTCAAGTAGAGGTGTTCAAACTTCTGCTAAAAACTTTATTAATAAAGCTGTTAATGAATTATATATGGCTGAAATAGAATGGCCTTGGTTACATACAAATGGAACACAAGCTACATTTTCAGGCCAACAAGAGTATACTTTTCCTGCTGCATTTAGAAAAGCAGACTTTGATAGTTTTAGAATTAGACCTACAGAAAGAATTACTAATGGTGAATTTACATCTAACATAACTAGTTGGACAACAGTTAGTGGTAGCCCTGCTTATAACTCAACAGGCAATGGAAGATTAAGGTTAAACTCTGCAGAGGTAACACAGTCTATTACCACTGTAGCAAATAAAAAACATAGACTTGTTGTTAGAGTAATGGACCCAAGTTCTAGTGGAAGTTCTATAACATTAAAAGTAGGAACATCTTCAGGTGGCACACAAGTTTTAACTGACACTATAACTGTAACTGATACAGGTAATGGTAAAATATTATCTACAAATTTTACACCTACTACAAGTTCTGTATTTGTTGGATTAGCTAATTCTTCATCTGATAATTTAGATATTGACTTTATAAGAGTATCACAAGATGAAGTTCCTCTTAACTTAAAATACATAAGTTATGATGCTTACATTCAAGGTAGATATACAAAAGATGAAGTTACTGATGATTCACAATATGGTAAACCTATATTTGTTTATCGAACACAAGACCATTTAAGTTTCGGATTATCTCCTGTACCTGATGGAGATTTTTATACAGTCGAATACGAATATTTTAAAACACATACTGAATTATCTGCAGCTACAGATACTTTAGATTTACCTGACAGATATGCAGATGTAGTTGTCAATAGAGCAAAGTATTATTTATATAAGTTAAGAAACGATGTTCCTATGGCAAATATAGCAAATGCAGAATACGAAAAGGGTGTAGAAAGAATTAGAGTAGAGATGTTAAATAGACAAGAGTATATGAAAGATACGAGAGTAAATTTAAATACTACATCTAGAACAACAAGCAATACTTCGGTTTTAACTTTTACATAGAATGGCACAAGTCCAACCTTCAGTTGTTAGTTTAGGTGGAGGATTAATCTTAAACAAAGATGTATTCTCTATGTCACCAGGGGAAGCATTACAACTACAAAACTTTGAGCCAGACATTGAAGGTGGATATAAAAAAATATTAGGAACTACAAAGTTTAATTCTAATATAGTTCCACAAGTATCTGCATCTACAGAAAGAGTTGTCTTTACTGCTATCTTTAATGATGTAGTATTAGCAGGTAGAGGTGGAAGTATACATAGAGGCAGTGCAGGTTCAGGCAGTTGGACATCTACTATTACAAGTTTAGGAACACCTACACAAAATTATGAACATAGATTATTTAACTTTGATGGCACAGATAAAATTGTTATTACTACAGGAACATCTAATCCACAAATATTAAATACTTCTTTTAGCACCAGTGTTGTTAATGCTACAGGAACTTCTAATTTTAAGTTTGTAGAAATATTTAAGAATCATATATTTTTTGCAGGACATTCTAGTAATATACAAGAAGTTAGTTTTATGGGGCCAAACCAAACTAATGATTTTACTAGTGGTAATGGTGGCGGTACAATTAAAGTTGATGCAGAGGTTGTAGGATTAAGAGCTTTCCGTGATAGTTTAATTATTTTTGGTAAAGATAAAATATTTAAATTAACAGGAACATCTCTTTCTAATTTTGCTATTACTCCTATTACTAGAAACATAGGATGCACAGATGGTAGAAGTATACAGGAATTAGGTGGTGATGTTATATTCTTAGCACCTGATGGATTGAGAACTATTGCTGCTACAGAAAGAATTGATGATACAGAATTAGGAACTGTATCTAAACAAATACAAACTAGAATTAATGAAATAACAACACATAATATTAATTCTTTAGTTATTAGAAGTAAATCACAATACAGATTATTCTTTCCTACAGGAACTTCACAAGCAGAAGATTCATCAAGAGGATTATTATCTGTCATCAAAGCTAATCCTAATACAGGTTCACTAGGATTTGAATATGCAGATGTTAAAGGTTTAAAAGTATCTAGTTGTGATTCAGAGTTTATATCTGGTACAGAGACAATAGTTAATGGTGGATATGATGGGTATGTGTATAAACAAGAATCAGGAAATGTTTTTACACAAGCCAGTGCAACAAAAAATATAAGTAGTATATACAGGTCTCCTGATATGACAATGGGCGACCCAGGTATACGAAAAAATATGCAAAAAGTAATTTGGAATATTAATCCAACGGGAACATTATCATCTAGTTTTTTATTAGAGTATGATTTTAGTGATGATGAAGTTCCACAACCAGAGCCATACACATTATCTCAAACAGGTAATATAGCACAGTATGGTTTAGCAGAATCTACATATGGAACAGCAGTTTATGGTTCTACAGGTTCTAACTTAATTAGACAAGCAGTTGAAGGTAGTGGCTTTACGATTGCAGCTAAAATATTAGACGCAACAAATAATAGTCCAGTAGCTTTAAAGGGATTTGAAATGGAATTTTCAGCAGGAGGAAGAAGATAATAAATGGGTGACACGTACACAAGACAAAGTTCTGCAACCATCGTTGATGGTGGAACTATTGAAGCATCTCATTTTAATGCAGAGTTTGACCAATTATTAGCGGCCTTTGCTGCTAGTTCAGGACATACCCATGATGGAACTGCAGGTGAGGGTGGACCTGTAACAAAGTTATTAGGTAACACTTTAACATTTGGTGCAGGAACAGCAGGTACAGATATTACAATTACCTTTGATGGTGAGACTAGTGATGGTGTATTAAAATGGATGGAAGATGAAGACTACTTTGAGTTTTCAGATGATATACTAGTAGCAAGTACAGAAAAATTACAGTTTAGAGATACTGATATTTATATTAATTCTTCTGCAGATGGGCAGTTAGATTTAGTAGCAGATACAGAAGTTCAGATTGCTGCAACTACAGTAGATATAAATGGCAATGTAGATATATCAGGAACACTAACAGTTGCAGGTGCATTAGACTTTGGCGATGCTAACATAACAAATGTTGGAAGTTTAGCACTTGACAGTATTACTAGTGATGGTAGTACAATTACCTTAGATTCTAGTGGAGATATTATTTTAGATGCTGATGGTGCAGATATTACACTTAAAGATGGTGGCACAACTTTTGGTAGCTTAACAAATTCTAGTGGTGAGTTAGTAATTAAATCAGGCTCAACACCTACTGCAGCCATTACATTAAGTGGTGCAAACGCAACTGTAGAAGGTAACTTAACAGTAGATGGAAACTTTGATGTTACAGGAACAATAGATTTTAGTGACTCAAATATTACCAATGCAGGTAGTATTCAATTAGATAGTATTTCAGGTGATGCAGATTCTAACACATCTATTACCTTTAGTGGTTCAGATGTTATTACAATGGCAACAGGTGGTACGACTGCCTTAACCATAGATGCTAGTCAAAATGTAACGATTGCAGGAGACTTAACAGTATCAGGTGATGATATTACTATGGCTACAAATACTGCAGGTAATCTTTTAATTGCAGACGGAACAAACTTTAATTCTGTAGCTGTAGGT